ATAAAAATTTCGACGAACTATATGTAGGTCCTCCACAACTTACACAAGCAGAAATTGATGCATTAACACCTGTGTTTGGTATGATGGTATACAATACTACCACTGGTAAGTTTCAAGGTTATGCTGCTGATGCCAATAATGACAGCACAGCAGGGTGGGCTGATCTACACTAAATATTGATATAGGAAAACACAATGGCAGATTTACAAACAATTAATATAGGTAACGTTGTAAACGACGGTCTAGGCGATGACCTAAGAACAGCGTTTCAAAAAGTAAACTCCAATTTTTCTGATCTAAATGACGAATTGACTGTTACTGTGGTCAACCTAGGAACAACGGGTGTTGGTCTATTTAAGGAAAAGTCAGGAAGCGAATTAAGATTTAAAAAACTAGTTTCAGGAACAAAAATGTTATTAGACGAACAGGATAATAACATAATTGTAAACAGCACTGCACCGGATGCATTCATTAGAATCGATACGGATAGCGGAAGCGTTTTAGCAAGTTCCTATGAACAAATTACCATGCAGGGAGATTCTGCTCCTGCATCACAGACCGGCGTTAAGGACATTGAAGTAACAACATCTGGAAGTTCTGTTAACTTTAAAACAATTATACCAGTTACGGAATACTTAACAACATATGATTTTGGAACAATCAATGGAACATACGCCAATGCAATACAGTTAGCAATGCAGGCTGCTAACATAGATTTCGGAACACTAACATTCACATCAGATATTGATTTAGACTGCGGCGGTCTAACCTAGGAGGTAACCAATGGCAATAACGTGGACTACGCCAGCAGGAGACCTTGGAACACTAGAGGAAAGAATTACTATTGAAATACCTCTTGTGGCAACAACTGACACTTCAAACAACATAGTCTATTCAATCATTGCAGGAAAATTACCGCAGGGATTATTACTAACCAATGGTGTAATCAAAGGAACACCATCCGAAGTAACAAAATTTACAACATCAAAATTTGTTGTTAGAGCAGACGATGGAACAAGTGGTTGCATGGATAGAACATTTAGTTTATCCGTTGACGGTGCAGACTTTCCTGAATGGATTACGGAACAGGGATTTTTAAATGTTGGTCAAGGAGAAGCATACTTTGTCCTTGATGATGCGAAGGTGGATTTTCAACTAGAAGCAACTGACACGGATTTAGTTGCAGGCGGAACTCTCGAATATTATCTCGTTCCTAATAGTGGTATACTACCGTATGGACTAGCACTATCCAAGACAGGAAAAATATCTGGTTTTACAAAACCCATTCCTGCACTAGAATATAACACAAACGTAAGTGGAGCCTATGATAGTGGATCATTTGATACCACTCCGTTGGATATAGCAAAGAATAATTCAACTGGTTTTGACAGTTACTTTTACGATAATCAAACATTTGACTTTGGAACCACAGGAAGAGTTCCACAAAAATTAAGCAGGATATACACATTTAGCATTGCCGTAACTGATGGAGTGAATGCTGTAAGCAGAACATTTAAAATATATGTTGTTACAGAAGAATTTTTAAAAGCAGACAACACACTAATACAGGTAAGCACCAATCTATTCCAAGCAGACTCAACAAGTGATAGGGTTCCTCTTTGGATAACTGATTCTTATCTAGGAAGATGGCGTGCAAACAACTACATCACTCTCAATGTTGACGTTTACGATCCGCCAACACTTTCGGGTGTCATAAGTTATTTTTACGTTGATACAAACCCCGACGGATCAGCAAGTGAATTTCCTCCAGGAATGACCTTGGATCAGACAACAGGAGAAATTGCTGGTAAGGTTCCTTATCAAGCAGCAGTTACGAAAACATATAAATTTACACTCAAGGCTGTAAACTTTCCAGCATCATTAGCAACTGCTGATTATACACTAGTCGGCGATTGGAATTCTACAAGAGTTTATGTAGCAAATGAAGCAGTTAGATACGATGGTTTAATCTATGTGTGCGTTGAACCCCATGTTAACGTCATACCAGGAACTGACGAAGGTGCCAATTGGACACTGGGTGTTGGAACCGTTGATAAAACATTTACTGTTGACATAATTGGTGAAATTGAAAGTGCAATCGAATGGGTCAGTGATGCATTCGTTGGAAACATCAAACCCAATCAGCCAAGTAGATTATTTGTAGAAGCAAGAAGTTTATTATATGGCGGAAGAGTTTCTTATCAACTGGTTAGTGGAACACTGCCTCCAGGATTAACATTTTTATCAAATGGAATAATACAGGGCAAGGTAAGACAATTTTCAGATTCGGATAATGACGGACTCACTAGATTCTTCGACAGAGATAGTTCATTAATAGATTCAACCGGAAGCATAACATTTAACACAACGTTTGATGGCAGTTTAACCAGTTATGATAAAGAATTTAAATTTACGGTAAAGGCACAGGATGGTGCAGGATTTGCAGAAACTGAAAAAGAATTTACAATAGTTGTTGTTTCAGAAACTGAAAAAACCTTTTCAAATATTTTTGTTAAGCCACTACAGAAAAAATCAAAGAGATTGGAATGGTTTAACTTTATAACGGATGCAACAATCTTTGTTCCTGAAGACATATATAGATATGGTGATGAAAACTATGGTGTTCAGAATGAGATCAAGACGCTAATATTTGCAGGCATTGAAAGCAAGACAGCAGTTGAATATGTTCAGGCCATGAGCAGAAATCATTACAACAAAAGATTTACCCTAGGTGATGTAAAAACTGCCGTTGCCAAGGATCCAACAACACAGGAAACTGTATATGAAGTAATATATGTTGACATAGTGGATGATTTGGAAAAGAATGGTAAGAGCATTTCTGATACCGTTGAACTTGCTGATGACATAGAAAGCAAGGTGTTGGTCAGCCAGAGTAGCATTAGGGTTGATAGCGATATACCTTTTGCGAGTGATAGTGATCTGCAAAGAGTATTTCCTAACTCCGTAAAGAATATGCGTAATAGAATAAGACAACTAGGCGAAAGAGATAGAGAATTTTTACCTCTTTGGATGCGTAGCATTCAGGAAACATCGACTGTGGAACTTGGATTTGTAAAATCTTTAGTGATCTGTTACACAAACCCAGGGCGTTCGGAATCAATTTTAGCCAAAATTAGAGCAAGTAATTTTGACTTTAAAACCATAGATTTTGTTGCAGATCGATATATAATTGACGTAATCGACGGTGAAATACAGGATACATACTTGAAATTTCCGCAAGATGAAATATCAAAACAGAATGAATCGTATCCTAAAACACAGAATATATCGCAGCAGTAAAATGCGTGATAAATACATTAAATTGTAATTGGAGAGACAAAAGTGGCAAGCAACATTAATTATTTGAGTATTAATGAAAACTTTCCTGTAGCAGGACAGGACAATGATACTCAGGTATTCAGAGATAACTTTGATACCATAAAAACAAGCCTTAGAAATGCTAAGGAAGAAATAACAGACTTACAGGGCGATACAGCCAAGGTAAATGTAGATAATGATTTTGAATTGAATAAGATTCAAAGAGCATTACTTCAGAATAATAGAACACAGAAATTTGATGGTGGTGCCGTAACTGCTTCTCCCACTACAATTGATTATGAAAATGCCAACTATCAAATTTATAGACTAAGTGCTAACCTTACTATGGATTTCCTAAATTTTCCAGGAGATCCTGTTTTTGTTTCCGAAACAACTCCAATTGGAATGGGAAAAGTAACACTTGAATTATACGGTGATGGAACTAAAAGATTAATCACTTTCCAAACTTCAGGTGGAACTGTAATTAAGAAAAATGGATTTCCGGCATTAACGGAAGTCGGTGCTCATGATTTTGAAGTATCTTCAAACAGTGATCCGATCATTATTGAAGTATGGAGACACAACGAAGATAACATCTTTATTAGATACATAGGACAATTTTCATAATGTTTCATCCGTTTGAAGAGGATCTAACACAGTTAACTGACACCCAGTTAACAGAAAAAATATCCGAATTGAACAAAAAATACTTCCAAGCCAGCCGTTTAGGTAAAGGTCAACTGTTGACACAACTCCAAACATTTGTTACAATATACAGAGATGAAGTGCGTAGAAGAGCAATGCAATCGAAGTTAAATGCAAATGATGATAAGGATTTGGATCAACTAATTAATGTCGACTAATACAACACAATCAATAATAAAAGGAATTCTTAAACACGGTCCTGATATAATAGAAAACTGTGTGGTTACGGATGATTTCCAAAAATATTTGGAAAGAATAGACAAAGAATTTCTTAATTATCCAATTCAAAAAAAGATGTGGACACGAACAATTGGTTCATGCCTGATAGTTATAAGAATTTGGACATCAAAAAATACGTGTTGGAACTCTGCAAAACCGATGAAGAAAGGCAGAGAGTTACGCATGAATTGGAAATTTACGAAAAAAGAAATTTAATTATGCTACTAAGACAAATGAAATATATAGTAGATACACTAAGAAAACATAATATTTTATGGGGTGTTGGTAGAGGATCGAGTGTGGCTAGTTACACGCTCTTTTTGATGGGGGTCCACCACATCGATAGTATTAAATACAATATACCCTTAAACGAATTCTTTAAAGGAGAAAAAAATGGCTAAAACAATTAGAAGCATGAGAGGTAAGGAAGTTGACATGGAAAAACTTAATCTTAGAAACGAAACCTTGCCTGCTGTTGGTAACATGAAAGTAAATGCACGCGGTGACGAAA